CCAAGGTAAAATACTTTACCCTGTGTCAGATGATCTTTGGGATCAGGACTTTGATTATGAATCACTCGTGTTCGATGGTGATGATTCAATATTTGTTGTCGATTGATCTGTCTCAACTATATCATTATCATTCTTAGGTCTATGCCCACCTATCTTAGACACTAGCCTTTTCAATGCACGCTTAGTTGCCATACGCGCAGCAGCGGGGCTAGCTAACTCCATCTTGGTGGCAATTACTTGGAACTCATCAAGAGTAATGTACCTATGGAAGAGGATAGTGGAATCTTTCTTATCCAATTTCCAGTAAGCAATATTAATTTCGATAAGCATCGTCATCATATTGCCACCCTCTGCGGGCGTGGGTGCTTTACCTGACCTGCCTAAGTCTACCTGTTGTGTCATCTCTAGATCACCACGGATGGCATTAGGTAGAAGGATCTCTACCATATCCATATCATAGTAATACAAGTCGGATACTTCATACCCTAGTGTGAGAGATTTCCATAGTTGACAGTAGTCTAAGGCTTGGTTCCTGAGGGAACGGTACAATAAGTTCTTTGCATCTTTCTCACCTATTGAATTCCAATGCTTAAGTTTATTGGGATGGGCAGCAAACCATTCGTAGAGAGATTGTTTAATGTCACCAAGTTCTACCATATCAAACTTCCTATGGTACTCAGCAGCCACGCTGGTGATGACATACTCCCAGGGTTCAATCAGATCCCATTCAATCATTTTCCCCATACCTTCTTGTCTACCACGAATGTTCCATCCTTTTGAATGGGCACTAGGTGCGGTGTTACTGTGTTGCCATCGACGTAAAGGATTCCGAATCCTTGCTGCCAGTTGAACAGTCCACCCTTAATATATTTGGCGTCTTTGTAATTCATTAGGTTCCCGACTTCCATACCCCAGCTGGTACGCCCCGTGTAACCGGCGTAGGATTGGCTGTGGTGGACTAGACCCATACGGTGGGTATGCCCACATACAACTGACATTCCTGCCCGCTTAGCCAGCCCCAGGGCTGTCATCCCACCGGTCTGGTTCATTGATCCTTCATCACCGTGCATCAGCAGCCAGCCTGGTGCCAGTTGGTAAGGATTTTTGTGGTAAGTTGTACCTATTTGATCTAGTTTGAGGAAGTTCTCTAAGTTAAGTTCAGGTAATCCAAGCAGTCCTGGTGCTCGCATCATTACTGTATTAAATAATCTATCAGTATGATTGGAGCGTATCATATGTCTGACCTGCAAGGATTCAAGTGTCCGTACTGTTTCGTCACGATCTTTACCTATTGATCGTTCAAATTCTAATGGTGTGCCTTTGCTCCATTTTGATATGGTTTGCATATCCATCTCATCACCAACAGATACTACGTGATCAGGCTTGTATGCCTTGATAAAAGCTGCCAAGTTTTTTACGGCACGCCTATCGTGGTAAGGTATTTGAAGATCAGATACCACAACGATTGGTTTCATTGTTGCCTCTCATTTGACAAGTCAGGTAGCGTTATGTATAATTGTCTTTACACTACTAGATAGAAACCCCTTCGGGGGTTTCATTAATATACTACATTATCATACGATAGTTTGCGGAGCAAACTTATATATGTATATATAGTAAGAATTGGACAATCGTGATTCAATTAGATGAATACACATTACCTGAACACATATCGTATTCAGCCTTAACAACCTATCTGACCTGCGGTTATCAATATTATTTGGGTAGATTATTGAACCTGAAAGAGAAGCCCAGCGTATGGTCAGTCGGAGGAAATGCTTTCCATAAAGCAGCCGAGTACTACGATACGGAAACACTATGAGTATCGAACGATGGAACAAAGCTTGGGATGAATGCGCAGAAGGCATAGACCTGAATGGCGCAAGGGTAGGTGGCACAGCCACCATAGCCAACCCCAACAAAGAAGATGCTATCTGGTGGAACAACACCGGACCAAAATGGTTAGAGACCTACATCAACTGGCGGAAGAACAACCCTGAATGGAAAGTATGGGTAGCACCTGACGGTCAGCCTGCTATCGAACTTGCTATGGCTCCCGTCATAGCCGGAGTACAGGTAAAGATGATCCTTGATAGGATCTTTGAAGTCAACGGTGAGTTAGTTATTGTAGATCTTAAAACATCCAAACAACTACCATCTAGCGCATTGCAACTAGGTATGTATCGTGCTGGTATTCAAGCCACGTACGGTATTGATATCAAGTTCGGTAACTATTATATGTCCAGGAAATCCGGTACTGGAATGATGATAGACCTGACCAAGTACACATATGATAAAATAGAATATCTAGTTGCAGCTTTTGATAAGGCAAGAAAAGCAGGACTGTTCCTTCCGAACAACAGCAACTGTAATACCATATGTGGTCTCACCGACTACTGTCAGTTCTACACCGAGAAGATAGGATAACAAATGAACAACGAAGACTGGAAGCTTCAAGTTTCCTACAAAACACCAACGGGCGATATGATTAACGTTCGCGCAAAAACATCTGATGAACTGAGTGTCCTACTTGAAGGTGTAGGAGACTACGCTACACAGATTGCTTCCGTACAAAAGTTGTTAGTGGGTGCCTACAACACAGCCCCTTTATCAATGCCGGTTTCCACTCCACCGGCTACGGCGTACAGTTCTCCCGCACCGGTGATCCAGCCTACTGGTCAGCCTATGACCGCGACGCCTACCTGTCAGCACGGACAACGGTTACACAAGGCAGGGGTAAGCAGCAAGACTGGGAAACCTTACTCGATGTGGGTGTGCCCACTTCCGCAGGGTCCCGATCAGTGCAAGCCGACGAACTAATACAAGATTCATTATTCGACTAGGAGGTAGCAATGCGTACACTCGTCCGATCTGTTGGGCGTGAATCAATCGGAGGAGAACCATTGCCCTCCTGTTTCAAAGCGTTCGATGCTAATAAGATTGTCATCAGACGTGCAGAGGTATCAATGTTTGCTGCCGCACCAGGGGCGGGCAAGTCTTCGCTTGCTTTGGCGTTAGCATTAAAAATGAAAGTACCAACACTTTACATTTCCGCTGATACGAATGCACATACAATGGCAATGAGACTAGCGTCGATGATCTCGGGGAAGAATCAAGCAGAGGTCGAGCTTAAGTTGAATGATGACCTGGGGTGGACTAGAGCCACGCTAACTAAAGGGGCGCACATTGTGTGGTCTTTTGACTCTAGTCCATCTCTTCAGGATATTGATGAAGAAGTACAAGCGTTCGAAGAACTATGGGGTTGTCCACCTGTGTGTATTATTGTGGATAACTTGATGGATATTGCCACCGATGGTGGCGAAGAGTTTGCTAGTATGCGTGCCATTATGAAAGAACTAAAGTTCTTAGCACGAGCAACCAATGCAGCAATCATAGTGCTACACCATACAAGTGAAGCAGTACCAGGCACACCGTGCCAACCACGCTCAGCACTTCAAGGGAAGGTGGCTCAACTGCCTGCCTTAATCTGTACGCTGGGTGTAGTGGGTACGTCTATGGCTGTGGCACCTGTCAAGAATAGATACGGTAGGGCTAACGCTAATGGCGAGAACCCTACGTGGCTAGCTTTTAACCCTGAATATATGTTCATCGACGACATACCGGAGAATTCATAATGACATACGATGAGTTACTGGCGTTAACAAAAGAAAAAGATAGATCCTTTAGTCATCCCGATAGTGTGTTTTCGTGGAACGATAAAGTAAACCACGCCCTATATGCGGTAGTGGAATTGCACCACCCTAGGGATTTTGAAATAGCACCAGATATTTATAAATTAGTTTGTGTCTGTCAAATTGGTGCCATAGAAATGTACCCTTGCTCTACAATACAAACAATTATGAACGAACTACAATGACAACTAGAGCATCACACAAACAGAGAGGATCACGCTTTGAAGTCGAACTTAGAGATTGGTTTAGGTCTCGTCAATACGATTCAGAAAGGCTTGCTCGCGCTGGCAAAGACGATGAAGGGGATGTCTCCGTCAAAGGATTCCTTGGCTTCATCGGAATTATTGAAGCCAAAGCCCCAGGCGCGGGCAACAAAATCGACCTCAGCGGTTGGAGCAAAGAAGCCCGCACAGAAGCGAACAACTACACGAAAGCCCGTGGCTTAGACCAAGGGGCAGTACTACCAGCCATAGCAATAAAGGCAAGGGGTAAATCTTTAGCTGATACTTATATAGTATTTAGGCTAGGTGATCTGTTCGATGAATGATTTACCGTCAATTAAAGAAGTGCTAGAACACTACGGTGCAAAGATCAACCGTGACCACGGGCAAGTAAACTTGAAGTGTCCGTTCCACGGTGACTCACACCAATCAGGTACAGCTAACCTTGATGACAATATTTTCATATGCTTTGCGTGTGGAATGAACGGCAACAGTATCCAAATCATAGCCAAACAAGAGGGGGTGAGTAACAGTGAAGCAAAACATTTCGCAAAGAAATTTGCTAGCAACAGCAGCCCAGAAGTATTCAGTAAACATTTTTCAGGCAGAAAATTACCTCAAGGACAGGGGCATCAGTCAGGAGGTAGCACGATTGGCGCGATTAGGCGTAGTCGTGGAGCCTGAAGTAGGTCACGAAAACTTCACTGGAAGGCTAGCCATCCCCTACATCACTAAGACTGGGGTAGTTGACATACGTTTCAGATCATTAAACCCAGCGGTGGAACCTAAGTATATGGGCATCACTGGTATGGAAACAAAAATGTATAATGTGTTAGACATTGAGAAGGCAGGTGATTGGATTGGAATATGTGAAGGAGAAATTGATACCATCACCCTATCCCAATGCATTGGCATCCCCTGCATCGGGGTTCCGGGGGCGAATAGTTGGAAGAAACATTACAACAGATTACTCGCTGACTTCGAACGGGTCTTTGTCTTTGCAGATGGAGATCAACCTGGGCAAGAGTTTGCCCGCAACCTTACACGAGAACTGCCAGTTACTATCGTGCAAATGCCTGACAATGAAGACGTTAACAGCGCATATATTAAATACGGTGCAGGGTTCATTAGAGAAAGAGCTGGTTTAAATGAAGCATAAAAATTCAGAGATCCCACCGTGTGATGAATGCGGTACAAGGTTTGAGAATAGTTTTGAAATGTCAGACCACCTATTAGAAGATGATGAAGAACCATTCAACCCTGGGTTACTGCTACCCAATGGGTATCATCTTATGATGGGATCACTACTTAGATATTTTTATAACTGTTCAGACAATCCAGAAAATGTTAGACATACAGCAAACTCTACTTACTATGCACTATGGTTAGCAGAGAACAGCCCTGACCTAGTAGATAAAACAATAGAAGAGATCATTGTATCTGCTGCAGTGAGGGACATTGATAAGAACTTAAAGAACCTATTAGAGAATGGACAATGAACTATGGCAAGTTATCCACTGGCTACAGAATCACGGGTTCAAGACAGAAAAAGTATTGACACTGGAGGACACGTACGAGTTAAAGATAGTGATCCCCAGGTTCACGACTTCGAAGCCAACGTCCGCAACCTGATGCTAGAACTGGGTGACTTGCTTATCCGAAAGCATTATGACTACGGTCCTAAGAATATCAGCGACTCACCTTATGGTCCGATCCCTGGTCTTGTCACCCGAATATGGGACAAGCTGGCAAGGATCAGGAACCTGACCCAGAAGGAAATCAATCCTCTTAATGAATCCCTTGAGGATTCCTTCCTTGATACAGCCAACTATGCCATCATAGGTATGCTGATCCTCCGTGAGCAATGGGACTAGAATGAAACTTATATTAGATCCCGCTTCTTCTATGCGATCTTTCTACTTTAACAAGAAAGATAAACGTGTTCTCTTTGGGGATATACGGGTAAAAGAAACTCACTTATTAACCAACGGTCAGACTATTCAT